GATTATGTCTCAAGCTATTGACCTTGCTAAAGATCTCGCAAAGGCGAAGAAAGAGAAAGAAGAATCCACCGATCTTGAAGAAGCTGCAGGTTCATTACAAAATTCACTGAAGGTTCTTGCCAAAGATGGCATCAGTGGACGTGTTACTGATATGCAGAAACTGGCAAATGCCATTCATAAAAATTATAAGGCTATTACCGGTGACGAATATCAAGATTCAGACCAAGTGGCAACAAATGAAATTATTGCAGATCTTATTATTCATCTTAAGGTAAATCCTGACAAGTTCATCTCTGCTTGGGATAAGACTATTAAAGAAGCTAAAATACCAAGTTCTAACATATCTAAATTTTCAAGCCCTGAAGCAGCAATGCGAGCAGCCGCTCTCCAGAAATATAAAACTCAAGTATTTATGGGCGACGATGGCAAATTTTGGGTTCCTTCAACAAATAAAGAAGCAGGACAGTTGAAAAAAGATGGGTATGAAGTATACGAATCAGCTGATCTTGAAGAAGCAACTGATTTAACCGAGGCCGCAAAAATTGCATGTTTGGAATGCGACGAAGTTTCCACCGCCGCGGCATGGAAAAAGAATAATGGTTTTTGTCCGAAGTGTAAGGTATCATCCCGAGGCGTTGCAGAAGGTGTATCAGATGAGCTTGAAGAAGAATTTGTGGTTAAGTATTCAGCGACAAAGAGTGGACCGATTCAGACGATGTCTTTCGACCTATTGCCAGATGCCAAGAAATTTCTTGCAGATAAGGAAAAAGAAGGGTACAAGGGCATTATCTCTAAGAACGGTAAACCCGTAAAGGAAGAGCTTGAAGAAGCTCCAGGCAAATATTCCAGGTCCGGTGATAAAGAGAAATACCAATGGGGCGACATTAACAATGCTTTAATGGCCGCTGGTATTAAGCCTATGACTATTCTTACAGTAGCGGGCAAATTACGGGACAAGGCTCTGAAAGAAACCACTGATCTTGAAGAAGCACGTGGCTTTACTGACTCTTCGCAGGGCGCCAAGCAAGCTTATGGCAATGCGATTTCGCTTTCAAAGTCGCTCAAAAAGGGCTCTAACTTAAATAAAGCGGTTAACAAACGACTTGAAGGTAAATACGATTCCGACTTTGCTAAGATGGAAGATGCCATTGGTTTAATTCTTGACACGCTTGATGAGTTTGATAGAGAATATCAAATGAGTGAAGGGGCGAATGTTGCTGAACTTGAAGAACGACGCAAGATGAAGTTGATCACAAAGCGTCAGTGGGATAAAGCTGACGAAGATCAGAGATTCGACTGGCTGCTAATGGCCTTTTCTGATCCCGACGACGCTGAAAAATACATTGGAGCTCGCTGGCAGGACCTTCCTCCGGTTGCTCAGTCCAATATGATGGAATCGACCGAGCTTGAAGAACGCGCTGGCGAAGAATGGTTCACCGCTGAAACACGCGTTAAGTCCAGTGGTCAGCTCTATTCAACCTTTTATGTTCAGGCCAAGGACCTGAGCGTTGCAAAGAAAAAGGCTGATGATGTATTCAGAGAATTGGTGAAAACATCTTACCCCAAGGATTGGCCAAGTTACCAGAAAAAATTTATTCTTAAGGTAATGAAGGGCGATAACCTTGGTGACATTATGCCTTAATAAATACTTTCATGAAACAAGATTTCTATATGGTTGTTATTGTAGATAGCAACAAAAAGGTTCCAAACATAAAGGCCTTTCCCAAGTCAAGGAGCGGTATGAATGCCGCTTACAAAGAGGTAGAAGGTAAGCCCACTTGGGCAATTCACGCTGTTGACGGTAAAACAAATAAGACAGAATTGGTAGATTCTTCAGCAAGATAAAAGGTATATGCAACCCTATACAGACGATCACCGAGAAGGAAAAAAGATTAGAACATTTTCCGCTAATGTTGAATCCAGCGAGCTTATTTGGCATAGGGATCGAGAACACCGTCAGGTTAAAGTACTTGAAGGAAAGGGCTGGTTCTTTCAACGCGATGAAGAAGTTCCTTTTGAATTAAAAGAAGACACCGAGTTTTTCATTACCAAGATGGAATGGCACCGGCTGTTTAAGGCAGGTGATACCGATCTGGTTCTAGAGATTGTCGAAAAAGATATTCCTTCCTTTAAGTATGTAGTTGAAAAGGAACTGTCTAAGAAATACGGATCTGGCTTAGGAGATTCAACCAAAGACAAGCGAAGAGCTCAGTTTAATAAGCAAGCGAAAATGGATGATGACAATCCTGCTGCTTATAAACCTGCTCCCGGTGACGCAAGGGCAAAGACCAAACCAAGTAAGTACACCAAAGCTTATCATCAAAAATATGGTAAGAAAGAAGATACTGACACAAAAGGTTGGGGAACCGATGGACTTGCAAACAGTTATAAAAAAGCTACGCCTGGACAAAGCGTCGAAGAAAAACTAGATCCTAAGAAACACGATGCCGGGGATTATATCAAAGACTTTATGAAGTCAGATTCTCCTCAGTTTAAAGGAAAGTCTAAAGAAAAGATACGCCAAATGGCTATCGCTGCTTATCTTGCCGATAAAGATTCACTGACAGAAAAAACTATCAAAGGTCTTGAAAAGAAGGCTGATGAAACGGGTATTGACTACGGCATCTTAAAGAAAGTGTATGATCGTGGTATGGCTGCATGGAGAACTGGCCACCGACCTGGTGCTACACCGCATCAGTGGGCTTTTGCTCGTGTTAACTCTTTTATTACTGGAGGTAAAACACAAAAGACTACAGACGCCGACCTTTGGGCAAAGCATAAAGGCAAAAAAGAATCTGTTGATTTGGAGGAAAAGTTTATTACACCATCTCCGGCAATCAAGCAAAAGCTTATAAAGACTGCAGGTCTTACTTCTAAAACTGCAGAAAAGATCTTGGGACTGCCTCAGCCAATGCTGACATCTGTTATTAATCAACTTCTTTCTATTACAGCCTCGGTTCAACATGAAGAAGCGGCAACTTGCCCTCCTGCAACACAGGATATTGCAATTAATACAAAGAACCGCGACGCAACTATAAAGAAATATAACTATGGCCCGTTAAACGTTGATGAGCCTGGTGATTATTGGGAAAAGATTGCGAAGTATTGGGATACCACAGTCGAAGCTGCAAAGAAATCAGAATGTGAACATTGCGTTGCCTTTGATATCTCTCCCCGTATGCTTGACTGCATGCCTGGAGAAACTTCTGACGACGACGGTGTTCTTGGTTATTGTTGGATGCATCACTTTAAGTGTCACTCTGCAAGATCATGTCATACATGGGCCAAAGGTGGTCCAATTGATACGGATGAAACTTCGTTGGATTGGGGTAAGCGGGCAGGAATGAATGAGTCCGAGGAAAGCGTAGAAGAAGGCGTAAACGACCCAGCCATCTTTAAGGCGATATTCCTAGCAGGTGGGCCAGGTTCTGGAAAATCATTTACCGTTGGCAAAACTGCATTGACATCGCTTGGATTTAAAATTGTTAACTCAGACGATAAATTTGAAATGGCTCTAGCCAAGGCTGGATTAGAAGCAACGCCTGACAATATATACAGTCCTCAAGGCCAAGCTCTTCGTGGCAAAGCCAAAGAACTTACCGCAAAGCAAATGGGTTTATATATTCAGGGACGACTTGGACTTGTTATTGACGGAACTGGTAAAGACTACGCCAAGATAAAAAGACAAGCAACAGCGCTAAAAAAGATTGGCTATGATACATCCATGATCTTTGTTAATACAGATCTTGATACTGCTCTTAAACGAAATAGAGAAAGACCCCGCAGTCTTCCAGATGAAAAAGTTAAAGACATGTGGAATGAAGTTCAAGCAAATTTGGGTAAATTCCAATCGCTTTTTGGATCAAACTTTATTATTGTAGATAACTCAGAAGAGTCTAATATTGAAAAGGCTACAATGTCTGCTTACAGGAAAATGTCAAAGTTTGCAAATGCAGCTCCACAAAATAATATAGCAAAGAAGTGGATCGCCAGCCAATTAAATGAAGGTGAAGGTAAGTACAAAGGAGAAACGTGGGAACAAGGATTCGAGCGCAGGGTAGTTAAAACTACCGACCCCGAACATATTGAAAAAGGATTTAAGTGGCGTATTAAAGGTAAAAAGCGAGATGAAATTTCAATCAAGCTTTATAAAAATAAGCCCGACTTTAAAGAATACACCAAGCAAATGAAACGCGTTGCCGGCCACGAGTTTGGTGGTTAATATGCCCAATCCCACCACGATGAAATCATTCAAAAATTATTCCTTAAACGAAGAACCGTTAAATCCCAGCGATTTAAAAATAATAGTTCTAACAGCTGCTGAAGAAGATGAAGAGCCTACGGTGAATCGTCTTGAAGATGTATGTAAAAAGCAAAACATCGAACTTTACAGAATTGTATCCAATAAAGCTTATGCGTCTAAAAAGGACGAGTTAAAAGAAATTCTTGTCATTCATAACTATGACGGAGATGGAAAGAGCTTGGAAATTAAACGCGGTGACAATGTGGTATGCATCGCGAGAAGAACAGCCGCCACAAGTAAGAATGCGGCAATCCTCCACTCAATGCTTGCTGACCACGGAGTCTTTTGTATTAATTCGCCCGAAAGCGTAAAGACCGCAAGTAATAAGTTCAGCTCTTATATCAATTTCGTTAACGACAAGGTTCCTACTCCTAAAACCTGTTTGGTCAGCGATATTGAATATATTGATAAAGCTATTGAAGAGGTCGGCGGGAAATTTCCTGTTGTTTTAAAAGTCACTGAAGGCCACGGCGGCAAAGGTGTCATGAAAATTGATTCACGGGAAAGCTTGGTATCGGTTATACAAGCTATGCGCGGAGACGATGAAAGCTCCGTTGAATTAATACTACAAGAGCTGAAATCAATTAAAGATGATAGGCGAATTCTGGTATTGAATGGCAAAGCCATCGCAGGGAGTAAACGCAAAAAGATGTCCGGCGATTTTCGTACAAACGTTTCTTTAGGTTCGGCGGTCGAGGCTTATAATCCAACTGAAGAAGAAATCGAATTGGCTGTTAGGGCAGCTAAATCTGTCGATTGCTTTTATTGCGGGGTGGACATTATTCAGAGTAATGGTAAACCCTATGTTCTAGAAGTTAATCCTTCACCAGGATCTAAGGCCAATTACTTTGATATAGAAAAAGGAAAGAACATAACAGGAACTCAGCTGATTAATTTATTAATCAATTGTATACTTGATAAAGACGTCTGGTCTTATCAAACGAAACAGGTTGGCGTTATCGAATACATGAGTTTTCTGAATCCTTCTATTGGGCCGATGACAGCTAAAATGGATACAGGTAACGGATCTAAAAACTCAGTAGGTGCTACTGACCTGAAGATAAAAGGAAATAAGGTTGAGTTTTATATACAAGGCAGCGATGAAAAAGTTGTAAAAGATCTTTTACCTAAACTATCTGTTATTAAAAGAAGAGGCGATAAAGGCAATCCTGAAAAGAGACCGATGGTTTTATTTGATGTTAAACTCGGTGATAGAATTTACAGGGATATTACATTTTCTTTGGCTGATAGAAGCAATATGGATCATCCAGTTTTAGTGTCTGCCGACTTTATGGCTGCCTGCAACTTAAGCGTTGATCCTAATAAAGAATTTACATGTGGCACTCCATAATGTTTATATAAATAATACCATTATATGAAATCTTTTAAAAAGTATATTGCTGAAGCTTCGGGTAAAAACACCCACATGACGCATATCGAGGATTCGGTTATATACGGCGGCGTTAAAGGAGCAAAGGAAGCAATCCTTGCTCTGCGATCATTAAGAGATATGCTTGCAGGAAATGCGAAAGGCAGCAGTGATGTTACAGTAAAATGGGATGGTGCACCTGCCGTGTTTGCCGGCATTGATCCAACCGATGGTCAATTCTTTGTTGCTAAAAAAGGAATCTTCAACAAAGATCCAAAGGTATATAAATCCGTTGAAGATGTCAAAGCCGACACAAGTGGTGATCTTCAAGCAAAGCTTATCGTGGCTTTTGAAGAGCTTTCCAAACTTGGAATCAAAGGCGTCTTGCAAGGTGATATGATGTATACCAAATCAGATCTTAAATCACAAAAGATCGACGGTGTTCCTTATATTACTTTCCAGCCAAACACGATTGTGTATGCGGTCCCTTCCGATACTCCTGGTGGTAAAAAGATCAAAGGTTCAAAGATGGGTATCGTGTTTCACACATCATATAGTGGCACTTCATTTGAGAATATGAAAGCTTCCTTTAATGTTGACATTAGTTCTCTTAAGTCTGTTCCAAGTGTTTGGTATCAGGATGCACGAACACCAGACCTTAGTGGTAGTGCGCTAATGGATGTAGATGAAACCAAAGAGGTAACTGCCGCACTTTCAACGGCCGGAAAAATCTTTCAAAAGATTGCGGGTTCAACCCTTAAAGCGATTGAAAACGATCCACAACTTGCACAAACACTCGAAACATATAACAACACTTTTGTTCGCCGATCGGAAGAACTTCCCGCCGACTCAAAGAAGCACGTTGACGGACTCATTAAATGGGCTTCAGAGCGCTATGAAAAAGAGCGGCAACAACGAAAGAGCGAAAGAGGTAAAGAAGGCGTTAACAAGCGGGAAGAGGAATTTATGAAATTCTTCTCTCCACAGAACAAAACGAACCTTGCCTTGATATACGATTTGCAAAAAGCTATTGTAGCCGCCAAGCTGATTATCATTAAGAAGCTCGATTCGCTTAAAAAGATTGATACCTTTATTCGCACCAAGAACGGGTTTAAGGTAACAGGCCAAGAAGGATTTGTTGCAATTGACCGAACCGGCGGCGGAGCTGTTAAACTTGTCGACCGCCTTGAGTTCTCTACCAATAATTTCAGTCCTGACGTCTTAAAAGGTTGGGATCATTAATTCTTTATAGATATAGTAATACATGAAATCATTTAAGCAATTTAGCGAAGAAACTGTAAAGCCTCTGGTAATTACCTTTGGTCGGTTTAATCCGCCAACCGTGGGCCATGGAAAACTATTTAAAAAGGTTTCTTCCATTGCTAAGGGCAACGATTACCGTATTCACGCTTCGCAATCCTCCGACCCAAAGAAAAACCCTTTGAGTTATAAAGATAAGATTAAATTCCTCCGTAAGATGTTTCCAGACCACGGAAGAAGCTTTATTCTCGACCCATCTATCAAGAACATTTTTAATGCAGCGGATAAAGCTTATGAAGATGGGTATAACAAACTAATTGTTGTAGTTGGAAGCGACAGGGTTAACGAATTTAAACAGACCCTTGGAAAATATAATGGCGTAGAAGGCCGTCACGGATTCTATGATTTCCAATATGGTATTGAAGTAAAAAGCGCAGGTGCAAGAGATCCTGATTCTGATGATGCGGTTGAAGCTATGAGCGCAAGTAAAATGCGAGCTGCGGCAGCCGACAATGATCTTAAAACCTTTACTCTTGGAATGCCAAAGAACTTTCGTGGAGTTGCTGATTTAATGAATGCCGTTCGTAAAGGCATGGGTCTAAAAGAATCAACAAACTTTAGAAAGCACATTGAACTTGAGACAACTTCGCTTCGTGAGAAGTATATCGCTGGTGAGATTTTTAATATTGGTGACCGAGTCTTTAATAAAAAGGATGGCCAGGAATATGAAATTGCCGAAAGGTTTACTAATTACGTTTCAATTAAAAACGAACAAAACGCAAGTAAAGCGTTTATCCAAGACTTAACTATACTAAATTTATAAATAACAATAATTAAATGAAAACATTAAAAGACATCCTTAACGAAGACTCTGCTGCAGAGATCCAAGCTGATGAAACACCAAATAATGGTGATTCTGGAACTCTTATTCCTCTTAAAGCAGGAAAGTTTAATAAAAGAAGCTTAATCCGCACGATGAGAAAGCCTGAAGGGGTTATTCAGACAATCGATGGAAATCAATTTACAATTTACCACCCGATTGATCAATCTGATATTTGGCATGATAAATCCGTATTTGCTACTGATAAAGACGGAGGCGAGGTTGAGGTTAATTACGATGACATTACATCCTATAGTGAAACATACGATGAAAATGATGCCGCAGCTGTTCGTAGTATGACTTATGACGGTATGGAAATGCCCAAGACCAAAATTGGTATTCTTACTGCGATGAAGCGGGAACTCAGAAGCATGAAAGTTGCCGATATTAAAGCTTCTTATCAGTATATCAAAGCTGCTCATTGTAATACAAAAGAAGGCATGCAGGGGATTGGAACAAAGAAAGACATGCTTACGGCAATGATGAAGGATCTGCGAGGTATGAAAAAAGATGCACTTATGGCTTCTTACGGATACATCAAGGCCGCTCATTGCGGGCCTCAGGAAGGTGCTCATGAAGATGAAATGGTTAATGCCTCGAGTTGCACAAGCGAATCGGCCGATCTTTCTGAAGCAATCGACTTTAGTAAAGTTCCTGATGATCAATTGATTGCTTGGCTTACAAGATTCCGAACAGTCCTGACCAAGGCTGGGTTACCTTTGAAAGTTGATCGCTATGTTAAAGGTAATCCTTGGTCCGACTTTAAAAAGGACTTTGCCAACGCAGAAAAGGAAGCTGATAAACGTGGCCTGAGAGTTGAAGGTGTTGAGCTTGATGAAGCAATCGACTTTAGTAAGCTTACTGATGAGGGCTTACTCTCATGGATTCCATGGGCGAGATATCAAACCAAGACTAAAACTCCGGTGCAATTGTCTAAGCAAACCAATACGGGTGACTTTAAAAAGGACCTTTCCAACGCAGAAAAGGAAGCTAAAAAACGTGGCCTGAAGGTTGAAGGTGTTGAGCTTGAAGAAGCCACCGAGCTTTACAAAAAAGGAAAAATTTCTTTTACTAGATTTAGCTACGGTACGGGTAAAGGCGCAGGCCTACAAATTAATAATGGCATGAACTTCATTCAATTCCGAGAGGAGGATATCAAGGTTCTAATGAATGGATTAAAGGCTATTACTCAATCAAATGGCTTGCTGAAGAAAGAAGAAGTCTCGCTCGACGAGATGAAAACAAAAGATGATGACCTTGCTGTTATGATCTACGACTTCATCGGGGCAGACACCGAAGGACTTCCTTTGAAGACTCTTATTCATCAGGCTGTTGGCAAATACTTTGGCTCTCAGAAAGATAAAAAAAAAGCTAAAGATGTAACCGAAGCAACCAAAATCCAGAAGCCTTTTGACGCGAGCTCCGAGTTGATGAGAGTGGTAAACTCTCTCGACCAAAGGAAGCTGAATAGTTTGTGGGATTACAAAATCGTTGATAAGAAACGGCCGGTTGACGTAGAAGGAGCAATGTTTCCTTTATACAGAGAAGCGGTGCTAAAAATCTTTAACGTAAGGGGTGAAGATCCTTTTACCGACGAGCAGAAAAAGTATCTGCTGGATATGTATAAGAAGGCCCAAAAAGGAGCCGGATTTGGAGTAGGCCGTAAATGGAGTAAGATGGAATTCTCAAGAGATGGTATGGAAGCTACCGCTAAAATCATCGTCCGCTCAAAAGAGATTCTTGACAAAAACCAATACTAAGACATGGCGGAATATACAGACATCTTTGTTGACCAAGGAAGTAACTTTTCTACTACTATCGAGGTTACTGATACCAACCAATCAGCGACCGACTTAACAGGGTACTCCGCCCGAGGAGAAATCCGTAAGTCGTATACCTCTTCGCTCGCGGCTACTTTCACTGCTGATATTGATTCTGATCCAACTACCGGAGTTGTTACAATCTCATTGACTCCAACGCAGTCAGCTTCCTTAAAGGCTGGAAGGTATGTGTATGACGTTGAGGTTTATATTGACAATTCGCCTGAGGAAACCGTTCTTAGAATCGGTGAAGGGCAGATACACGTCACTCCTAGGGTAACTCAGCCTGAGTGAAATTTTTCCTTTTTCCTTTACAGCCTTAAAAGGTTTTGGTATAATAGATCCGTGATCATTAATAATTCTACTTAAAAAGATTCTTTGGATCTATTGGTTATATATACCATATGATTAGTAATAGTAATCTTAATGCGTCCAACTTTAATCTATACGCTGCGCAGAATTATACCAATCCAAGGGTTTTAGACGTGGATGAGTTTTACGAGGATCTTTACAGATTCAAGTATCTTAAGAAGCTATTTACTAAATACGAAAACGGTAAAGGCCTACACGAAAGGTTGATA